GCATCTTCCACGGCTCTAGGTGTCACGGTCACAGACTCATAACGAATACTCCGCTCATAACGGAGATTTTTTCATAATAAGTTAATATTTAGGATTTGTCAAGTGTTCCAGTTTGGAAAGTGTCTCTGAATAAATATTGTGTTATGCCTTCAAACAAATGGCGAAGTCCGCAAATAAGGGTAAGAAAGGTTCTGCTGGTGGAAAGCAAAATCAAGGTAATGCGACTGCAAATAAAGCAAAAAATGGCGGTAAGAAAAAGTGAGGATTTATGCCAAGAGAGTGGAATACTCCGCATAGAGAACCTTGGAATGCACCCATACACAACATTCTCAAGGCAATAGACAACCACACTCAAGAGTACTTCAAGAGTGGTGATGTTTGGCATTTGGAAAAAGCGGATATGTTGAGAAACTATCTACACGAACTTAAGACTTGGATACATAAAGAAGAGGGTAGATTATGAATGAGGTTGTTTGGAGTGTAAATATATTGTTGGGGGTTGGACTAATTGGAGTTATTTGGTGTATATACAAAATTCTTATCTGGGATAATGAAGAAAATAATTCTTCCGATAATCATCCTCATTAGATTACTAACTAATGACGGATTCTTTAACGAAAACAGAAATATAAAAGTAAAACAACAACCCCCAGAAGTTCGTTCTGCAATTCGTAGAAATTGGAAAAGAGGTAAAAAAATGTATCACTACAAAATAAAAAAAATCAACCGAGTCATAGATGGTGACACAGTTGATCTTGATATTGATTTAGGTTTTTGGATGACGGTTTCTTATAGAGTTCGTCTGAAAGATATTGATGCTGCCGAAACTAGAACAAAAGACCTAGTAGAAAAAGAAAAAGGAATAGAAGCAAAAGCATGGTTAGAAAAAGAACTTTCAAGAGAAGGTGAATGGATTATTGAAACCTATAAAGAAGATAAGTATGGAAGAATACTCGGCACTCTCTATCTTGTTGGAGATCCCGTAACAGTTAATGAAAGAATGCTAAACGAAGGTATTGCCAAACCTTACTCAGGATGACCACAGAGACCCTTCAGCAATTCTTCTTCTCAGCAACCCTTTCTCCACATTCGTTCCTGGATTACGATAAAGTTTGAACGCCTCAGGAACTCTATCCCACTCTTTATTCTTCAAGACCCTTGTAATAGTGCCGAAGTCAGGATGACCATAAAAATCTCTACCAAGATTATAAGCAAAGCAAAGTAAAGCCCCTCTTTGGTTGTCATTCATCTCTCCCCAATAAGGAATCTTTTGAAGTGCTGGAAGGAATTGATTTTGTATCTGATTCTCTATTAATAGATTTGCCAGTTGAATATTAATAGTATCTGTAATTTTAAATGGTTTCCCATCAAAGTTTCTGGTGCTTCCCCACCCAATTGTTATAGGAAGATTTCCGGTTAGAGGATCATAATATGCGGTAGAACTAAAATCTTCAAATTCTTTAATCAGAGCGACACCACACGCGGGTATTTGTGGTGTCTTAATCACTTTTTTGCATCAAAAATTCTTCCCCAACCAGTCTTATCTTTTCCTTTCTCTAACCAACGATATTGTAGGTCCGACTTCTTATATACGGCACCCTTACCATTCGTAACAGGTCCAGTATAACCATCATTCAAAGAACCATAAGGGTCATTAACCACATAATCCTCACCTTTCCTACCAATCACTACAACCATGTGCCCGCCAGTAGGAGCAGATAAAGTGCCACGGTGGAGTATACCAATAACAACGGGTCTCCCAGCAGACAATTCACGATCAAGATCAGAAAATGAAAGATTATACCTAAACTCAGACTTAAGTCCATAAGAACTAAGAACTTTGGTCTGAACTGAATGGTCAGTTGTATCACCGACTGCGAATACTTTCTGAACATAGGCATCATCACCCTTCTCTCCTACTAAAGTGCCCGGTTTAAAATACTCAAGACACATAGCACAGGAAGAGCTATTACAAGTACGATCAGCGTCTCTGTAATTATCTGTTTGAGGGTAGTAAGGAACATTTAGAATTCCCGGAATTACTGGTTCTGCTTTTGTTCTGTAGATCATCACCCAATTAGCAGTATCCTCCATCAGGTCGGGACACTTACTTGCAAGATCTACTTCAAGTTGCTCTACTGCCGCAACGTGTTTTGGATTCTTGGGGTCGTAAAATTGAAAAAAGTTGTGAAGATCTACTCTCATTTTTAATCGTCTCCTAGGTATTCAAGCGAAAAAATGTCGTGTTCGGCAATATCGGGGTTCATCCATTCACTAAACTCTGCTTGAATTGCATGAGCGTCTTCAATACTCTTATTTTCACACAAGGTATGTATGCGGTCAATTGCCCAATCGTGAGAATTTCTAAGAGTTTGTTCCAATAGCGTCATCATAATAATCTTTCCGAAAATATCTAGAGAGAATATTGCTATTATAGTATGCCGGAACCCCAGAGTCAAGTGATTCTGTCAGTACATTATTTAGAAAAAGTTGTCTTGTTTCTTCAAAATTACATTTACCTTTTGTCTTATGAAGACTTATAATGTCTCTACCGAAGAACTCTTTGCCATATTTAATTACATCCTCTTTCATTTCTGGGCAAGAACCATAATAATTTTTCCAATCAGATTCTGACTTTACTTTTCTTTTCTTTCCTTTTGGAGTTCTGAACTGCCAAAAGTATTTCCTTCCAATATATTTCCGATTTGTTGTAGAGCAAGAAATGAGATATACAAAACCAAAATAATCTTGAATATGAGAAGACTCAAAAACTTCTCCATTATATTTCCAAGGGTTCTCATAGCTCATATAAAGTAATCTTATGAGCTATTATTTATCTTCAACGGAGACAAACCTAGTCTAGCAATAAAAAAGCACCCCGTCAAGAGGTGCTTAAAGTTATGTTAGAGTTTTATAATCAAACTCCAGGAAGTTGTGGTCCTTTAAGTTTAGATTGCGCTGCACTTTTTTCTCCTGATGTAGCGGCACCTGATTGCAGTGCTCTAATTTTACCTTGCTGTGTTGCAAATCTTTGTGATTTGTTGTGAGCGGTAGGATCAATTAGTTCGGGCATTACACCTTCAACAATACTTCCAATGGTTTCGGCATCCATCTCAAGCATCACATAATGTGCCTCTTCTACAGTCTCTGCGTGCCCCTGTGAGAGGAGATACTCAAGAACAACATCATAGGCATCATATTCCATTTCCATATTCAGTCTTGACTGTCTTGGAGACACTGGAGCAAGTTTTGGAGCTGCGGCAATTGTGTTTGTTGCCTTAACTTCTGGTGCTGTTGCCGTTGAAACACTTGCTTTTGCGGCAATTGGAGCAGCACTAACTCCAAACCCATTACGAGCAGGAGATGGTGTTGGAGTTGCGGCAGGAGCAGGCAGTCTGGATTTCAACCCATCCATTTGAGGATTGGTAGTTGCACTGGTTCCTCTGGTTCTTGCTCTCTCAGCAGCGGCAGCAGCAAGTTTTGGATTTGCCTTTGCCCAGGTTGCCATATCCTTTACCTTATCACCCGTCTGTGCCGCTGCTGCAGGTTTAGTAGGAGCGACCTTACCCTTACCTCCAGTAGGTGCAGTAGTGGTAGGTCTGGGTGCTGCAGGAGATTGTTGTGTCGCAGGAGGTTGTTGTGCCGCAGGAGGTTGTTGTGCCGCAGGAGGTTGTTGTGCCGCAGGAGGTTTGGGTCCGACAATTTTAGGTCCGACAATTTTAGGTCCGACAATTTTAGGTCCGACAATTTTAGGTCCGACTTTATCCTGTGCCGCTGGTGAGGGTGGTTTATTCCCTCTGCTTCCCATAGCACCTTGAATAGCACCGATAAGACCTCCAGATGTAAATCCAGCAGCGGCAGCTTTAGCAGTATTTGATGTAGCAGCCCTTGCAATTGGTTTTAATGTAGATGCAGCAGCTTTATTAATACCAGCACCAGCATCACTTAAAGACTTCGAAGCTCCTGTTCCAACACGTTCAGCGCCTGATTTTACTGCTCCTCTATTTCTCCAAGCAGATTGAAGATCTCCAATCAAATTTCCACTCAATTCACTCAAATAAGCCTCATACATCTCTTCCCAGGTATAATCACTCAGGTCATAACCTTCTTCTAGAAGTGAGTTTACCCAGGATTCAACTTCTTCCCATACCTGTTCTTCGGTGAGTTCAATTTGTTCTACTGAAGGATAAACGGCAGCATATGCCTCAACCATTTTCAGAGCGTCACTACCTGTAATTCTTGACATTTTTTCTTTTTTAGTTCTTTATAGATTTATTTATAAAAAAAGAGGGTCTCAAGGACCCTCATCTTTTTTATCATCTAACCAAATATAAGAATAGTCGTGGTCTCCGAAAAGGAAATCATCATATTCTGCTGCATCTTTATAAGCATTTAGAAGTTCTTGTTCACACCACTCATCGCAATTTCCATCACTATTGAGTGTTTTTGGATTCATAACTTAAATCCAGAAAAAGTATCGGCAGCAACATCTTGCTTAATGCCACCAATCACATAAGATTCTTTCTCGGTTTCCATAGGTGCCTCCTGAAGTTCTCTTGAATTCAACCAGTGTGAGGTCCATGGAAGTGGATTGTTTTTGGCGGGAATATCATAAAGTGGTTTCAGTCCAATTGCCTTCATTCTGCGATTTGCAATCCACTCAACATATTGCTGCAATAGTTTATCATTTAGACCGATCATAGAACCATTCTTGAACAGATACTCTGCCCAGAGTTTTTCTTGATTGACAGCACTCTCAAAGGTCTTGTAGACCCAAGGTTCTTCTTCCTGTGAGATTTTCTTCATATCTGGGTCATCACCCTCCTTCCACTTATTCAGAATGTTCTGAGTAATGACTAGGTGCTGACTCTCATCACGAGCAATCAATCCAATGATTTTTGCACTTCCTTCCATAAGTTTGAGTTCGCCAAATGCAAAACTGCAAGCGAAACTGACGTAAAAGCGAATACCTTCAAGAATATTAACATTTGCAACTGCTCTGAACAGTTTTCGTTTGAGTTCATATCTTTCTGCCTGTGCGTGGGGAACTGATTCTTGGGCGTGTTTCCAAAGTTCAGAAGTTCCATAATGTTGAGCACTATTGATAAAATCGTTATATGCTTCTGTGACACTCACTGCGCGTTCTAGAATTCTTTCATCACGAAGAATTGTATCAAAAACATCAGCAGGGTCTGAATAAACATTCTTGATAATATAGGTATATGAGCGACTATGAATCATCTCCATAAACTCCCAGACCTTCATACATGCTTCCAGTTCAGGAAGTGAACAATATGGCGCAAATGCCATACCAGGACCTCTTCCCTGAACCGAATCAAGCATAATCTGATATTTCAAATTGCTGGTAAAAATATGTCTTTGTTCTGGACGTAATGTTTGGTAATCACCACGATCTTTCTGAAGAGAAATCTCCTCAGGTCTCCAAAAGTATCCAAGTTGTTGTTGAGTTAATTTATCAAAGATTGGATACTTATAAGAATCATAACGCTGAATTCCTAGTGGTGCTCCAAAAAACATCGGTTGCTTTTTAGTATCAACCTCTTCAGAGTTAAAAACTGTCATTTGATTGACCACATTCTTCTCCGCTAGTTTTGTCTTAAAGTTAAAATCCATAATTTTTTATTCTCTAAATTAACTCACACTGTTATATTTAATCAGGTCAAATTTTGCAACTTTCACAATCATCTTCATCAGAACTCATAATGTCATCTAGAAGTGATTGAAGGTCTTCTTTTGATTCTTCAACAACTTCATCGGTCTTAATATCATAAGTATTTTGATAATATGCCGTCTTATGCCCCAACTTAAAACAAGTAAGCATATCTTGTGCCATTACTGACACAGGTACTTCATTATTGGCATAATGCTCTGGATTATACGACCAGTTTCCAGAAATCGCCTGATCGAAGAACTTTTGCATAACAGCAACAATATTAATATAACCACGATTGCTAGGCATATCCCAAAGAAGTGTATAATTGTTCTTAAGGGTTTGATACTGAGGAACAATCTGCTTAAGAGGTCCTTTCTTGGATTTCTTAACGGACAGGTATCCGCGAGGTGGTTCAATTCCGTTTGTGGCATTTGACACAACGGAACTGCTCTCCGAAGGCATTTGTGCCGACAGTGTTGAGTTCCTAACCCCATACTGCTTAACTTGTTCCCTAAGGCTATCCCAATCATACTTCAAATTATTCGGAACAATTTCATCTACATCCTTCTTGTATGTATCAATCGGCAGAATACCTTGCCCATACTTGGTACGGTGAGAATATTCACAGGCACCTTTTTCTTTTGCCAAATTTACAGTTGCCCGAATGAGATAATATTGGAATGCTTCACTTAGGTCATGAACCAGCTTCCAGGCACCGGGATTGTCATAATTTTCACCGTGTTTGGCAAGATAATGTGCCAGACCAATATAACCTACTCCAAGTGAGCGACGTGCTTTAGTGGCAATTTCTGCTGCTCTGACGGGATAATTTTGATACTCAATAAGTTCATCAAGACTCCTAACAGAAAGATCGCAAAGAATCTCAAGATCGTCATTATTCTTAATTTTTCCAATATTAATGGCACTCAAAATGCAGAGAGCAATTTCACCGTTTGGATCATCAATATGTTGAATTGGTTTAGTTGGAAGTGTAATTTCCTGACAAAGATTACTCATCTCAACCTTATCCATAAAGGATGAGTGAGAGTTGCAATGGTCAATATTCATAATGTAAATACGACCCGTTTCAGCACGTTCTTTCAGGAGGTCTAGAAAGAGTTCCTGAGCTCCGATAGTCTTTCTAGGAACAGACTCATCTCGTTCGTAACGTACATATAACTCGTCAAAAGAATCAGTTCCAAAAGCATCATAAAGACCAGGAACTGCATGTGGCGAGAAGAGAGAGATTTCTTCGTTTTTGATGAATCGCTCATAGAAGAGTTTAGAGATTTGGATACTGTAGTCTAACTTACGAACACGATTATCTTCGGTTCCCTTATTATTCTTTAATACCAGAATGTCTTCTATTTCTTG